CTCTTTTAAGCACTCAGGTCGATTGTAAGTAGTTATCCCTATTCCTATGCTAACCATCTATCAAATATCTGTTTACGTTCTACATTCACTATCTTAATATCATACCTTGCCGATACATACTCAAATAGATTCTCTTTTAGATCTTCTACTTTATTCGGATTCTTTACCAGGTACTTAATGTTATCCTTCCATTTCTTATCGGCCGATACTAATACATTATGTAAAGTAATATCATCTCTGTAAGGTATCACATTAGATACAATCACTGCTTTCTTTTTAAATCCTGCTTCAATTAGTTTAAGCTGCGATTTGTTCCGGTTAAACTCTGTGCTAATCAATGGAACTAATGCCACATCAATAGAATCGTATAGCTTACCATAATCTAAGATAGGCATACCATTTAGTCTCATGTATGGTTCATCCATATCTTTGAACTCTAATACCCGATTCGACATCAGTAGTTCTCTATAGTTTAAGTTTAACAGATGATACCCTCCAGTGAAGCACTGCTCAATATATTTGTAATATGGATTCGGTGTTATCTCACCTTTTGCATCCTGGTTGAAGTTATAACCTGCTGTCAATAGCTGCCATTTACCCTTAATAGTTTCATCTTTATACAACTTCATTAGTTCAGGATATAACATCTCAACATCAGCTACATGATGAACACCTGCTACATATCCAAATCTCATTCTGTTATGTGTAGTATCGATAGGATTCGGTTGCCATTGTTCTTCCTCCGTATTAATGGCATTGGGTAGTACATAAACATTATGATTATAATCTTTGATTCTACTTGCTAAGTAATAAGTAGTGGTAGTAATAAAGTCAGCATCCTTTAATGCTTGAATAGTATTCTCAGCATATCCATTATTCTTATACTGAAGATATAGACTGTGATTCTTTGGTAATACCCAATAATCATCAATATCAAAATGTACTTTTAGGCCTAATCGTTTATACCTGGTCACATCAGACTTGATCTCTCGCAGAAAGGATATACATTTAAACTTCTTTAAATAGTCATCAGTTAGTTCAGATTCATTGTAGGTAAATTCTACATCTATTCCTAATGATGCAAAAGGAACTATCTGCCGATGGTATTGCAAACCTGTTATTCTACTACTTGTTACAACTAAGATCATATTCTATTTTTATTTTTTCTGTTATATTTTTAACCATGTACTGGACTGTCTTAAACGATATCCCCACCAATGCTCCTACCTTCCGATAAGTACCATGCTCAACGTATAGTTCTAACAGTCTAAATTCTGTCGGGAATCGTTTCTGTGCTATCTTCTTCTCTATCTTATTCATCAGTAATGTAACATCAGAATGTATCTGATCAATGTTATCATCCTCGTATACTTCTCCTTTTGTTGTTGTTTCGCAGCTTCTATATTTCTTGTAGAATGCCATGTGAGGTTGAGTATATTGGTAGTACATAATCTTATAGCAGTATATCTCTAAAGTCTTTTTATTATAAAGATTAAGAAGGTATTCAATATCCATCTCAGCAACAATAATAAGCAGTTCAGATAATAGGTCATTATATAGGTCATCTCCTTTCGTGATGCGGATTGCAGATGACTTTACTGCTTTAGAATTGTAGATAAACAGAAGAATATCGTTTCTTTTCACATTCAAAGATACCCAATAAATTAAGAAAAACTATTTATTTAGTATATATTCCAAATTATTTTGCATTTTTTCTCGCTCATTATCAGTCAGTTATAAATATTTTCATACACTTATGTCGGGGATATATAAATAAATAATACTTTTACAATCGTAATCAAACAAACAAACTATGATACTAATACAATCAACAGTTAATCCTGATCACAGATTCATAAGTTACTCTGCATGGATGAAATACATTAAAAACAGAAATAATCAAACCTTAACCAAAACAATTAAAAACTATGACAAAACAAAATCAAGATGACAATCAAGAATTATTAACAGCGACAGAAGTAAAAGAAATGCTAAAAATTAGCACAACTGCATTATGGCGATTTGTTAATGAAGGAGTATTAAAGTCTTATCGTATCGGAGATCGCACAATAAGATTTAAAAAGAATGAAGTATTAGAAACACTTAAACCCGATTCACGAAAATAATCAAACCTTAACCAAAACAATTAAAAACTATGACAAAACACGAAACACAAACCAAAATTAACGAGCTAATCACATTACTTAACACATTAGATGTAGAAGGTGTTACAGCTAAAATCTTTGTACCAAATGATAACATTCTGAAACTGTTAGCTACAGATTACAATGTTAAAGTATACGAACCACATGAGATGTTCGGTAATGAAGAGAGAATGTTCTACTTCAGTAAGGATAAAGTAACTATCCACGTAAAAAGCCAAATGAAGTATAGAAGAGAAACCCACTTAATTGAATACTAATGAGAGAAATAAACTACGGAAAAGTACTGGAGAAATCCATTAAGAAGAAAGGCATCAGTAAGAAAGCTATCTCATTAATGCTTAACATCAGCAGAAGTACATTGTATTCGAGACTAAAGGATGGTGAGTTTACATTCTGTCAGATGATGACTTTAAGAGAGGAGAACTTGATATGAGTTACGATGACTGGAAGTTAGATACCCCTCCTGATAATGACACGAAATGTTATGAATGTGGCAAAGAATGTTGGGAATACGATTTACATATTTTAATGATAAACCTAAGAGCAATTGATGTATGCAAAGATTGCTTAGATAAACTAACGATAAATGACTAAAATAGCAGAAGCAAACAAACAGCAACAGGTATACGATTGTTATCTTAAAGGAATGACACCGGAGACAGCAGCAAAGCATCTTAATTTATCCTACAAGTATGTAAAGAATAAGTATGAGGACTTTACCATTCATTCAGCTACTCTGAGAGGAAACGATAAGAAAGATAGAATCGCTCAGATTTATGCTATTGAAAGAGAATTGTTCAGCATCATTGAGATGAATCCTAAAGACAAAAGAATTGATCATTATACACAAATCTATAAAACCTATCAAGTATGAAGAAAGACATTCAATGGTTACTACTTGTAATCTTAATTACCACCATCTATGCAGGAAGTTACATTAACAAATGCAAAGAATCAGCAGAGCAGATAAAAGCTGTAAAGATTAAGTATGTTTTGAAGTATCAGCAGTATTGCGATTCAGTTACCACCTTTTGTATTAACGAATATAATATTGTAGGAAGATGCAAAAAATGATAGAGGAATTAAAAGAGATTCAGAAGATATTCCCGAATGCTCACATCCGGTATAATGCCGAAACAGATTCACACTTTATCTGCTATTTTAGTGTAAAATATTACAGTTCTTTAATGATTAATTAATTACATTTACAAAAAACAAAAACTATGGAAAAACAACTAACACACTGGAAAAAACTACAGAATCCTTTATACTTAGGATCGTATGACTTTCAACCTGGCGAGGAACGTATCGTAACAGTTAAAGATGTTAAGAGAGAGATGGTCAAAGGTCAGGAAGGAACTGAAGAACATACAATCGTTCACTTTACTGAAGGTTACAAACCAATGATCATGAATGCCACCAACAGCAAAATGCTGACTAATCTTAGCGGATCACCTTATGTGGAGAAATGGATTGGAACATCCTTTAAGTTAGTAATAGTTAAAATCAAAGCATTCGGTGAGTTCATTGATGCATTGCGTATTAAGTCTGAGAAAGTAGTTAAGATATTGCCTGAACTTACCTTAGACAGTCCTAACTTCATTAAAGTAAAGGATGCTATTAAGAATGGCAAAGCTACAATCGAGCAGGTAGAAACTAAATACAAGTTAAGTGAGGAGGTGAGAAATGCGATTATTTAAGATCAGATGCTCAGCAATTGGACAAATTATGTCCAATGCGAGAACTAAAGGAGAATTATCAGCAGGATGCAAAACATACTTAGAGAACTGGTATGCCAATGATAACGAAGAAATCCATTCAAAATACTTTGACAAAGGTAACATGGTAGAGAACGAATGTATTGACTTAATGGCATCAGTCTTAGATAAGGGAATAGCATTTAAGAACGATGAACATAAGGAAGATGAATACTTTACTGGAACTTGCGATGTGCAGTTAGATGATTGCATTGTAGATGTTAAGTCGGTATGGGGAAGAAAAGGACTTCATGCAGCTTGTAATGGATTAGATAAGGATCACGAATGGCAGCTAAGAGGTTACATGCATCTGTACAATAAGCCGAAAGCTATTCTATTCTATGGACTATGCGATACACCGGAAGAATGTAACTATGGTAATGAAGTGATTTATTCAGATATGCCACTGGAGGAGAGATGGGTTGCGTATAATTGGGAATCAGATTCCCAATTAGTCCAGGAGATTATTGACAAGGTTGTCAAATGTAGAGAGTACCTTGAAGAGTATGCAAGTAAAATTAATAATAAATTAGGTAAAATTAACTAAAAACTAAAAACAAATGAATCTAAAAGGCAAAGTAAAGTTAGTCGGACAAACAGAAGCAGTATCCGATAAGTTCAAAAAGAGAGAATTGGTGATTACCACCAATGACAATCCAACGTATCCGCAGCACATTTCAGTACAATGTACCAACGATAAATGTGTGATGCTTGACAATCTGTCAGTCGGAACTGAAGTATCCTTAGAAATCAATTTAAGAGGCAGAGAATGGACCAGTCCAAAAGGTGAAGTAAAGTATTTTAATACAATTGAATGCTGGAAAGTAGATGTAATTGGATCAGCACCGGTGATAAAATCATTAGCTGCGGAGATACCCGATGATCTCCCTTTTTAGTTAATTAGCTGATAATAAGACTGCTAATGAAAATTAGCAGTTTTTATTTTCTCTATTCTACAAGTTCTACCCATTACTGAATTACCATGTATTATAACATAATTATTTATTTTACAGAAATGATCTAAATACATTTTAGTTTTTTTAGGAGTTATTTTTAAATCAAAACTTTTTAAATTTTCATAGATGGATTTCTTAGTATAATTTTGGTTAAAAACAATATCTTTCATAAAATCAAAGATATCTTGATTATTAAAATTTTTAGTTATAAGGTTCGTTTCATGTGCAAATTTTACATTTATTTTATTAATTCCATGAACATTACAAAGAGGAGAAAACATCTTTATAAACATTAATTCGTTATGCAGTAATTCTTTTTCATTACAAAAAAACAGAGGGACAAATGACAAATTATCGAATCCAACTAAATCACAATATTTTTGTAATACTTTATTTTCATGCGTACTATTTTGTAATGAACTACGATGTGAATTGTATCTATGAAGATAATTTTTAGAACATCCTACATAGATTAACTTACTATTATGATCATAAATACCATAAACACATGATTTTTCTTCTTTTAATTTCATTTTTTTATATTTTTAGTTTAGGCAAATATAGTAATTATTACACATTAATGCAAATAAAAGCGTATTTTTTTTAACAATGTGTTCAATGTGTAATGGCTTTTTTGATTAAACTACTGATTTTTAAGGTTTTAGCACAACTCACATTGCACATTGTTTTTCAAACTTTTTTCAAAAACAGTACATTGAATTTTTAAAATTTGAAATGATTAGAGAATTAATGCATCAATGTGTAATAAATTATTACATTTGCATCTCCTCAAAATAAAAACTATGGTAACAATATTCAAAGATTTATACACAACATCAACACCATTCTATAAGGAAATCGCCTTTATTTTGGAACGGATTAAGAATGGTAAGAGTAAAGACCTGGTTGAGGCCATCAGAAATGAGAAGAACAAAGAGAAGAGGGATGCATTAAAAATTAAACTTCCTGCGATCTTATTCAGTGGAACATTCAGCAATCGAAATGCAAAAGGATTAAAGGAACATTCCGGATATATCTGTTTGGACTTTGATAAGTATGAATCAGATAAGAAGATGAATGCAGATCGGAAGAAATTTGAGAAGGATGAATATACCTTTTCTGTGTTTACTTCTCCATCAGGTAACGGACTAAAAGTTATCGTAAAGATACCTCCAGTAGTAGAGAACCACAGAGATTACTTTATCGCATTGGAGAAGTATTACAACAGTGAGAACTTCGATATAGCTTGTAAGGATGTCAGCAGAGTATGTTATGAATCTTATGATGAGAAAATATACATCAATACGAAATCTAAGGAATGGAATAAATTTGATGAGATATTAGGATCATGCTTTATTGAAAATTCGCCTATAATAGTTTTAGAGGATGAGAATGAGATTATAAGTAGATTGATAAAGTGGTTTGATAAGAACTACAGCATGACTGCCAATAGGAATACCAATCTGTTTATCTTAGCATCTGCCTTTAATGAATTTGGTGTATCGCAGGATAGCTGTAAGTACTACTGCCAAAAGTTTATACAGGCGGATTTCACAGAAAAAGAGATAGAGAGAACCATCAGATCAGCATATTCAAAAGTATCTGCATTTAAAACTAAGTACTTTGATGATGATAAGAAAGTTATGCAGCTTCGTAAAGACCTTAAGAAAGGTGTAGGGATTGATGAACTAAAGAAGCAATATAAAGGAATCGATGTTGAGACCATTCTCGAAAATACCCCTACAGATATATTTTGGTTTATAACGAAGAACAATAAGATCGGTATTGATAACTTTAAGTATAAGACCTGGTTAGAACAGAACGGATATTACAAGTACTATCCTGAAGGCAGTGAATCATTTATACTGATCAGAATTGAGAACAACATTATCGATACAGTAAACGAGGTTAAAATAAAGGATTTTGTACTATCGTTTTTGCTTAAGCAAAAGGAATACGATGTATATCAGTACATGACCAATCTGCCGAAATACTTTAAGGAAGATTTCCTGAATACCATTGATATAATAGATATCAGATTTAAGGAAGATACGAAGGATAATGCATATCTATACTTTAAGTCTAACGTAGTGGAGGTGTCATTGACCGGTATTAAGATAATTGATTACATTGATTTAGATGGTTTTGTATGGAAGAAGCAGATTATTGATCGTGAATACAAAGAATCTATTTTTGAGGATTGCGTTTATAATAAGTTTATCTCATTGGTTGCAGATTGTGAGCAGGTGAGATACGATACAATAGTATCAGTAATTGGTTATCTGTTACATTCTCATAAGACATCAGCCAATAACAAAGCAATTATTATTAATGATGAGACCATCTCTGATAATCCGAATGGAGGAAGTGGTAAAGGATTGTTCTGTAATGCTCTAAAATTTGTTAAAAAGGTTGATACTATTGATGGCAAACAATTCGATTTTAATAAAAACTTTGCATATCAAACATTGAATGCAGATACTCAGGTCTTAGTATTTGATGATGTGGAGAAATCGTTTAACTTTGAAAGTCTATTTAGTATTATAACGGAAGGTATAACCATCGAGAAGAAGAATAAGGATGCCATTAAGATACCAGTATCTCGCAGTCCTAAGATAGTGATCACCACTAATTATACCATTGGAGGTGTAGGAGGATCATTCGATAGGAGGAAATTTGAGATAGAATTTAGCAGCTACTTTAATGCTACCCATACACCAGAGCAGGAATTCGGAGGATTACTTTTTGATGGATGGGATGATAACGAATGGAATATGTTTTACTCATTCATGATTAGCTGTTTACGTTACTACATGGAGAACGGATTGGTTAAGTATGAGCATAAGAACCTGGAGTTAAGAAAGCTATACAAAGAGACAGCTACAGAATTTATTGAGTTTATGGATGATGCAATGTTGATAATAGGAGAAAGAGTAAACAAAACAGACCTGTTCAATAGATTCATTACTGAGTATAAGGATTTTAACAAATGGCTAAAACAAAAAAGGTTTAAGATATGGTTAGATATCTATGCAAATTATAAGAACTATACTACAGAGCATGGTACATCCTTAGATGGTAGATGGGTAATGTTTAAAAATAAATAAAATGCTAAAAAAACTAATCGAATTAAAACATTCAGAGCAATGCAAGAAGTATCCATCAATGCCACCTGCATACATTCCGATAACTAAGTTCACCGATAAGACAGCCAATGGACTAACCAAATGCGTGATTGCATGGATTAATCTGCATGGAGGACAAGCTGAGCGGATTAATACTACCGGAAGGATGATTGATAAGACAAAGGTAGTATCTGATGCATTAGGACAGAAGCGAATGATAGGTAGTGTAGAATGGCAGAAAGGAACAGGAACGAAAGGGAGTGCGGATATCTCTGCCACCATCAGAGGAAGAAGTGTGAAGATTGAGGTTAAGATGAAAGATAAGCAGTCAATTGATCAGATAAAGTATCAGAATGCTATTGAGAATGCAGGAGGTCAATATTGGTTAGTCCATAACTTTGATGAGTTTATATTTCATTATGATTGCTTTATTGATTATCTTAGCGAAAAGTTACCCTAATTTTATGTATAAAAAAATAAACATTAACCCTAATTATTAGCTATAATGTTGGCTATTATCAACAAAAAAGGGTATTTTGTGTATTATATTAAACATTAACTATATGCAGATACATACAAAAGATTACTAATATTACAAATTATATGCAATTAAAACTATGAAAAAACTATGGACTGAATCAGATCTGCTGATTCTTAAAAACGAATACCCATGTACTCAATCTGTTGTTATTGCTAAGAAATTAAACAGAAGCATGGGGTCAATCTATTCACAAGCTAAATTGCAAGGCCTAAAGAAAACAGAAGAGTTTAACAGATCAGAATCTTCAGGCAGAATGAAAGATGGCGAAATTGGCAAAGCATCACGATTCCAAAAGAATCATGTATCCTTTAACACTGGAATGAAATGGGATGACTTTATGACTATACAAGGAAAAGCCAATTCACTAAGGACAACATTTAAGAAAGGACATCTTCCTAAAAACACATTACACGATGGAATGATAACTATTCGTGCTGATTCCAAAACAAAGCGAGTTTATAAGTGGATTAGAATCTCATTAGGTAAATGGCAGATGCTTCATGTTTACAATTGGGAGCAAGTGAATGGTAAGCTGCCGAAAGGTAAGATTCTTGCATTTAAAGGTTCAACAGATGACTGTTCACTTGACAATCTGTTACTGATCACCAGAGCAGAGAATATGAAACGGAACAGCATCCAAAGATACCCGGAAGAAATTAAGCAGACAATAAGAGTACTAACTAAACTAAAAAAGACAATCAATGGCAAAAAATAAAATTCAAGATCTAAGAGATCATCTATTCGAAACAATCGAACTGTTAAAGGATAGTGAAACTAACCACATGACAGTGGAAAAGGCGAAAGCAATTGCAGGAATAAGCCAGGTAATCATCAACACCGCTAAACTTGAGATTGACTTTATCAAAGCTACCGATACAATGGAAGGTAACTATGTATCAACACAGTTTATAACACCTGAGCAGAAACAAAACTTAATTTAATAACTATGAACTACACTACAGTTAGCAAAGAGATTCGGGCATTAGCTGAAATTGAAGGTAAAAGAATATTTGATAACAATCAAAAAAGGAACAGACCAAATTATCAGAAGAGAGATAACGAGTTAGAAATTGATATATTAGGTGCAATGGGTGAATTAGCAGTCTGCGAAATCTTATTAAAGAATAATAGAGTATACAAAAGAAATCAACCTGAATCAAATGATCCAGTAAAGGGAGGTGATATAATTGTAGATGAAAATATAAGTATTGATTCTAAGGCACACCCCTCACATTCTTATTATTGGTATACCAATGAACATGCATTTAATGATGTTAAAAAAAAGAAAGCAGATTTTTATTGGATGATTAAGTTTATTACTTATACAGATGTTAAATACGAAATATTTACAAAGGAAGAAGTATCTAAATGGGAAACAAAACAAAGTAAGCATACACCAGTTCTATATTCTAATTACAGATAAATGTCAGACATAACGAAATGCAAAGGCATAAACTGCCCAATCAAAGACCAGTGCAAAAGATACACAGCAAAGGAATCAGTATGGCAGTCTTACTTTATGGAATCACCTATTGCAGATGGTAAATGTGATATGTATTGGGGTGAGAATAATGAAGCTATATTTAATCAGTTAAAAGGAATAACTAAAAAACAAGACTAATGAAACAAACAGCAGTAGAATGGTTAGTGCAAAGATTAGCAGAAAACGGAATAATTCACAGTTTCGATATTGAACAAGCCAAAGCAATGGAGAAGGAGCAGATAATGAATGCTTGGGATATGGGTATAAGTGTGCAAGATACTAATGATATTTGTTCAGAATACTATTACAAAGAAACCTTTATAACTTAATTTTGCATTATAACAGAAACTTTGTTATAGTGCATCACTAACATAAAATAAATGAAACGAGATTACATCTACATAGGAATAATAGTTATAGTTATATTCATGTACCTAACTAAAATGCCTGATCCGACAAAGAACGAGTATAAGACCTACATCAAAGTAAAGGATAGTACCATTCGTGTTATCCAGGAGAAGGAGATCATCAGAGAGAAATCAAAAGTAAACATCACAAACATCTTTAACACCTCAGCCAATGAAGAAACGCATTATACCAATTCTGATAGTACTCGCCTTATCTTTATCGATTCATTCTTACGCTCAAAAGGATACCGCTAAGTATTGTTTCACTGGTGCTGAGATGAACGAATGGATAAAGTCAGCTGTAAACGAAAAAGCATATAAATCTGCATTTGATACCTTGCAAAATGTGGTTAAAATTGACGAATCAATTATAAGCGATTTAAAGACCTTAAATAAGTCAGCAGATAGATTGATTGAGGAACAGCAGAAAAGTATCAGAAAAAGCAAATTATCAGTACGTTTGTGGCAGTTCATTGCAGGTGCTATATCAGCAGGATGGATTTACACTCTCATTCGGTAGATTCTCCTCATTTGCCTTAACGCTACGATCAAACCAATCCGAATGCATTTCTGATAGATCGGTATAGTTATCCTTTACTTTAATCCATCCTTCATCATCCAGGTACAAAGCTGAGCATTTAACATAGTTATTTTCTACGAGATACGTCTCTTCGGATATGGAAAGTATTTTACTTATAAATATAGTGCGTTTAAAAAAACAAATGTCCCTTCTATTAAGTAGATTATTTTTTTTAATTATAACCTGAGATACCTCGATTTGAATATCGTTTATAATTTCCATTAGTATACTTTTCCGTTTACAATTCTTTTATTATGTACTATAAAGTTCTCACCATCCATATCAATTACTGCAAAGCCGTGATTGTGATTGTTTACTTCCATGTAACGAGGTTCTAATTCACACAAACACCCAGTTGAATGTGTAACAATAACATCTCCATCATATACCTTCTCAGTTGCGGTACTCGTGCGATGAAAATGTCCGCAAATTGCGTGTCTTTTTAATTTTAAAAATAAAGTTCTTGCAGGATTTACACCACCTACTCCTCGCATCTTATCTCCATGTTCTACTAATAACTTACCAAAATAACACTTAGTACCATGTTCAATGTAGTGAACTCCATACTCCCTAACTCTAAGCAATGCATCTATTTTAAACTCTTGCATATCTAAAAGTTCGGGTGCTTTTACTCTTAGGTATCTCTCCATTCGATACTCGTGATTGCCAGGAATATAATATACTAATACTTTCGGGAATTCTTTTTGTAGCAAAGCAAAGAAATTACGAGCCATTTCTAACTCCTCTGCTATGTCCGTTACTCTCGGGTCTTTCTCGTGGAAACTTAACTGGTAGAAATCAATCATATCTCCATTAATAAAGATAGCATCAATACCTTCCTTTTTACCGTATTTTAATGCAGTCTCCAACGCTTTTACATCGTGGTAAGGAAAATGTATGTCTGATAATAATAAGACCTTTTTAATTGATTTTGGCAATCTCCATACTTCCCTATCTATTGAATGCGATGCAGGTATTTTCCATACATTTTGCTTTGATACATCTACTTCTTTCAAAAACCTTTTATCGGTTAATGCTTTTCGATTACTTTTACCCAAATGCCCTCGATAATATTGCACCTTTTTTCTACACTGGTCAAATGATGTAAATAGTTTAGGTT